TATATCTACAATTTTCCTAAAAATATATGAAATTAATCAATAATGATGAATGTATTGATTAATCTATCTCTAATCTAACCTATTTAGAGGTTAATAGGACATAAATATTAATATTTATGATGGATAAACGGTTAAATAGGCTATATTAGACTTATATTTAAGGTATTATCTATATATTGTTCTAATATTGCTCTAATCTAATCCCTTATTCTTGTTTCACCTTAGTTTCCAACAAGTTCATAGCATCTTCTTCAAGAACTGGGAAGTTCCGTCTCATAGGGAATGCCTCTCGTAGTCGGTCGGTTGTGGCAGGAGTTCGCTTAGTCATATTTTTAGCCTTGACTGGTGTTTCAAAAAAAGCAGTCTCTGCTACAGGCACATCATCAGACTGTTTTCTGAGTCTCTCTTCTCTTAACTGAATATCCTTAAAGCGATTCATTTCATACTCAAGTTCTCTATTACCAAACGGCTGACTACGGTCTGTAAAATTCGCAGGTATGTTTATGGTTGGTTGGATGATTCTTTTTATGATTGGTTGTTGAAGAGTCTTAGGCACGTTATTAACCCGAGGTTTTCTTTTACGGACACCAACGGGTTTAGCGAGATTGACAACAACATTTACCTTCTGGTTCTGTAACTGAGTGTTCCGTTGTAATTGAATATTAGATTGTTTTTTGGTTTCTTGACACGTTGTAATTTATTTACTTTTGGTGGCATATTATTTTATTATAGTAAAGATAATAATTATTTATCTATTTGTAATTCATCAAAGTTTTTGTAGAACGTATCTGTGATTTGATTGTAAAACATAAAATTGTAGGGAGCATCATAAACAAAATCCATGAGTTCTTTCATCTCGTCTTTCTTCAATTTGAATATCTCTTCATTAAATGATTCTATCTCGATGACGGACGGTTTGAACATAACATATACGGAAATTAAACTACGTAGAGTTTTTGGCGCCGCGCGTAAATTTGTTAGCGTGATGATGATATTCAATTTCATATGACGGTGCTTAAATATTAACTTCTTTAACTGAACTTCTATTGCTTTTGTTTTGTAGATTTCGCTGAAATCGTCCAAAATTAGACAACTGGTTTTTCCTTCTTTCTTATTTTCAATTGCCTTTTCTTGGACTTCCTTTAGCATATCTACCGACAACTCGAAATACATTCTCTCCTTGGGATGGTCCTTGAAAGGATGAGATTCTTCACTATCGAATACCTCTTGCGGTGTCGCATAAAATACAGAATCGAATGCTTTACAAAAAACCTTATCACTTCCGTGACTACACATTATGGAATTCACAAAGGACGATTTTCCGCTACCCATTCTACCACTAATTACATATACCGCTGGTTTATCGGGGAAAGGCGGGGGCACACCTAATTTCTGGTCAATGTTTTGTTTTGCCGGTTTAATTTTAAGGTTGGATCGATTAACTACATCAATCTTCATTTATTATAATACAATATAATAATTACTAATTATGGTAAATCGTCACTTGAATCACTTAAGGATTCTATCGTATCTCGAAGTGTTTTGTTCTCGGATAACATCGGCTTCCCAAACAGGCTATCAACGAATTTTCGTTTGTGTTTAATAACAAGACTGGCATCTGTAATTACTATATATTTTGAATAAATTTCATTTAGGTATTCTATTCCGTTAGAATCCCTATGTTTTCTGTCTAGACTTAATTGACGATAAATCGATATTGCAAGATTGTAATATTGTGATTGGGAGAGTAGTGTTTGCTCTAACTTCGATTCAATATTATAGAAGAGTTGGATACTACTTATTATTCCGACTATCAATGAGATTAAGCAACTCACGCCGGATATTAGGTGTTGGTCCCAATATCTGCTAACACCAACAGACCAGACCGAGTTCATAGCACTAAGTATTATAACTGGTAACCGGTATCGTGCGAGAGATGCTTTCAATTTAATGTATTGTTTTTTGTTTTCACGACTCATGTAGAGGCAATTTTGTCTAACTGATTCACATATTGATTCTTGATCTTTCGTCCATGTTATTTCGGTTGTCATTTTTTATAATATGTAATTATAAAATTAAAAGTTATGTATTTTATTTTGTAACACTGACTTCGCCCGTAGACACGTTTAATTCTATTATCAGATCGTGTAACACGTAGTTGTCATTAATCAACGCTACCGTCGGTGTTGTCGAAGCATCACTAAACCCATGGAGTTCCATTTGGAGGAAACTATTACTGGATACCGTGGAAAGTCCAGAAATTAACCCATTTGGCATCGAACCATATCCACCACTTGTTTCGAACCCATATCCGATAGCAAAGGCTCCGGTTACACTTGGAGTGTTAGCATTGTATTGGGCTTGGTTAAACACGCAATCGAACGATGGGTTGTTAGCACCATCGATCGATTTTAACAATTCATACATCGATTCCCCAGTTTTAGGAACCTGTTTGTTACCTGTCTTAATTTTTAAGGACGGATAGAGGACTCCACTAATATTATAAACGTAGTCAACTATATTTGGGAAAATTCTACCACCAGTCGAGTTAGATGCAGTAGCAGTATAAGTTTGTGGTCTGAAAACAGAAATGATTGACTTTTGGGATGAGAATCTTGATGGAATTAGGATGCTTTCGTTTTTAGAACCTGCGTTCATGGTTGCTTGGTAATTGGTGAATGAAGTGGAATGATGTTTCATTACCCCGGATGCATCTTGGACTAATTCATTGAAAACAGCAGGTGATACCTTTAATGTCTCGAGATTTAAATTGATATTACTCAAAGTATATGTGCAAGAATCGGTAGAGACCAGTGCTCTGTTTGATTGTGCCATGGAAACCCTTAGTCGTAGGCCTTCGAGACTTAGAGGAAAATGTTGGCTTGAGAGACTGAAAAGACCAGCATGAATTGGAATCATGATTCTGACGGCAGTGGCACTGACATTAGGCTCTCCACTTAGGGCGGCAGGTAATTCGTAACCAGTTTTAATGGTTGTTGGAGATGTTCCGTGTAGGATGGAAGAAATAGTTCCACTGCGACCCTTTGATTGAAAATCCTCAAGGAAAGCGGCCATAACTCCATACTCTTGAAGTCCTTCTAATTGTTGTCCATTGTGAGTAATTTCGATTGCTGAGATTACGGAACTTCCAGACCCATTACATAAAGCGGCAGTCTTCCCATTAGGAACGTTGATGTCGAAACTTAAATTGGACATGGCACCATCCAAAAAACTGTTCATGACGGCTGGGATTGCGAAGAATATATCACTGACGGAATCAGAGGATGTATAAGTTGAGAGGTTTTCTGGTTGGACGACGTATTTCATACGAACGGCTGACCCCAAACCTTTGAACTCGGTTAATGTCGATATCTCTGGTGTTAAGATTGACATACTTTATTATATAGTAAATATATTTAATTTTTAAAATATATTTTTTTTTATTTTATATAACCTCAATTTTAAATGTAACGGAAAAACGACATTCAACAATGTCACCTTCCATATCACGTGCTACTAAATCGAATTGGTTCAATGGTAAATCATCTAAATAGACAAGTGGACTATCGTAATTTATCATCTCGTCTCCTATAGTACCAAGGCAAAATCTTGCGAAACTATCCTGTAATTCATTTACGTAAAAGGCCTTTGAACTGATACCTGGGCTGTTTTCTACAAAGACAGATATTGCTTGGGTTGTAATCGTTTCTGTCCTTATAGCAAGGTTAGTTACAGATAATTTTATTTTTGGGTTTTGTCAGTCTTGTAAATACGTTGAAATTTAAACTTCTCATTTCCTGAGTAATTTGATGTCACAAAAGTTTGTTGATAGCATTCCGGTGAATACATTGTTTATTATATTACAAGATTTTATTTTTAAAAGGATTTTTAGATAACTCTTTTGTTCCGTCAACAATATCTCTTGTCGACGTAACCAATGTTTTGACATTTCCGTCTCGAAGAGCATTAACCGCGTTTCTGCTTCCCTCATTGATTTTATTTGCTGAACGATTAACCTTTTCGATTGAATTCGTGACTCGTTTTGCTTTGTTATTCAGAGCAATTCCAGTTTCCAATAAGGGAATAAATTCTGGTTGGCCCAACGCAACCGCCCCAACCTCGGCCGCCCGAAGTCCAAAACCAACCACATTCTCGACGACTTTTGCAACTTTAGTTGCTCTCCCTATTTGATTAGAAACGTTACGAACGCCTCTCGAAAATTTTGATATGCCTCTTGAAAATGAGGGAATGACCATTGTTTTATTATTACGAAATATTTTATTTAATTATCTTCCTTATTCTCTTCTTCTAACAGTAATCTACGTTGTGTTGTTAGTCTAGATTCTTTGACTACGACTGAATCTGTTACTTGGAAACCTAAACGTAACACGATAAAGAATGGGTGGTTTCCGTTTATTTTTAATAATTTGTTATCATCATCTCTCAGACTGATAACCAGTTCCGTTAGGTGTCGTTCAGTTATTACTGTTTCAAACGGTTGGTTTGAGTGATGTTGTAATATTGTATTTGGGGGTGATGTGACCGGAATTCGTAGGAGAGATCTGCCTCCACCTGTCTTAACGTTGTCCGTTGATAAATTGTCGATATTGATTGTAACACCTGACGTATAGACTAAATTCACAACATCCTCGAACTCATAGGTAGTTATGGTTACGTCATCGATAACAACTGTTATTGGTGGTGGTAGCGTATCAGTACTCGACGTGTAGCCTAAAACTGCTGATGTGTTTGTTCCGACAGAATCTTCAAAGACTAAATCCAATTCACCTACTATACTATTCACTGCTATCTTGGATGTGATTACATCGAAACTAAATGTGAATGAAGTTATGCTTTGTTGTGTAAGTATTGAATTTAGTCTATCTATGAGTTGAGAGATTCGGTAATTACCTTGAGATATTGTAAGATTGTTATATTGAGTTATACCTATTTTTAGGTTGAATTTATTGTTTGTATTATTGATTGCGTAGAAGGATAAAGGAATTGACGCCGACTCAACGGCGAGTGTTATACGATGTGGGTCTGTGTTAGATAGGACGATGGCCCTTGGTAAGCGAAATCGGTAATTTACATTACTTATACTGCCGTCGGGTTGTATCACATTCTGAATTGAATCACCTGTAAAGTTAGAGGCTATAAATATTTTGAAGTCAGTGTGTGATGTCATTTTAATATATGTCAATATTAAAAATTATTAATACACAGTGTTAATACATAGTTCGATAACTCTTAGTTTTTGGTTTAACTATTACTGGTGGTAATACTTTTTGGACTACGGGAACTACTACTTCGACTATCTTCGAGGGAGGTTGGGGTGGTAATAAACCAAGTTTCAATAGTTGCTTTCGTTCTCGACCCATCTTCAAAGCGTTCTTTTGAGCGTCCGACATCGACCTTTTTGGCTTAACTGCTACTGGTGCTGGTTGATTGTTTTTATTATATTCGGCCATTTGCGAAGCGAAGTCAGATACAACTAAGGCTTCCTTCAATGGTTTTGCATCTGGGACTTCGGCTATAGTTGGTGGTATAATCTTTTTTGATACACGTTTCTTCTTTGGCTTCTCAATTGACTCAGGATTATTATAATCTATTTCTTCTAAGAAATTTTCATTTTGTTCTGAATTCATTTTATTATAAACAAGATAACTTTTTTAGATTTTAAAAAAATATAAATACAATATATAAAAATGAGTAACTTACCAAGTATCTCAGATTTAGCCAAGTCGGCTTCCGCATCGTACGGCATGACTCGAAAGGGTTCACTCAACGAACGATTAAATTATGTGAATAGTAAGGCTCCCGACGGCTATAAGGTTGTTGGGGCTCTGACTAACAAAGACATAAGCACTTTTAAACATGAGACCAACGGGAGTCATATTATCGCACACAGGGGTACGGATTTCTCAGGGGACTCCACCAAGGCTGATTTAAAGTCGGATTTAAATATCGTTTTAGGGAATACAGACAACGACGCTTTGAATAAAAGAAGAACAAAAAGAACGGAGATGATTGTGAAGAAATTGAAAAAGGACGGAAACACTGGCGACATTTTTTTGACATCACATTCACTTGGTGGGGCTTCAAGTAATCATGCAATGGCAAACAGCAAGGTAGTCAGAGAAGCAGTCACGAGTCATAGCACCTTCAATGGTGGTTCAAGTCCATTAGCATCGTTACCGCATGAGGTTGGAAGTGCTATTCATAAAGAAATTGAAGATAAATCTACCCACTACAGGATGCAAGGTGACGCTGTGAGTGAAAATCAGGCTGGAAGTTACATCGGGAAATCTAAAGTTTACAAGCAGAAGAAGGAACATAAATTTCTGGCTAAAGTAGTAAATCTGGCGAAACCTATATTAGATCAGTCGGCGATTGGGAAAGCCGTTGGGGTTGTTGCAAAGAAAGTAATAGATACACTAAATGGACATACAATCTCTAATTTTATTGATAAGTAGGGTTAAAATTTTAAACACGGGCTGTGATTAGAATTGTAAATAATTGGTTTCTTTAGTTTAATTTATATATAACACCTTTCTACACATCGGGCATAACACTTCTTCATCTTCATTTTCCTTTACTTTTGAAGCACAAGTTAAGCATATATTATGACCACATTCACTGATTGTATCTGTCGTTTCGTAACATACACAACACTCTGTACGTACCCGTTTTACAACTCTACTACCGAATATTTCTATACATAGGTCATTTATATCTCTATACTTTTGTACGTTTTCTGTAATTCTTGTATCATATAACTTTCCGATAATGTTATCGTATTTCAGATTATTTATTATATCACGAGACCAAGTTAGCATACTAATTATATTTTTAAGTTTATCGGTATTATCCTTACATACTGATGTTTGATACAATACGTAAGGATAATGGTCTTCATACCGGTGGTCGTAACATAATAATGTTGTATGTGTAATTGTTACTGAACAACGATTATATACACTTGGGGGCGTATCTGGATTTATTGATAGGTCGCATTCTAGAATCATATCATTAAAATTTAACATAAAAGAATGATGAACTCCTCGTTGTCTTGATGGTAAATTTAGTAGTAGTGTTGCTAGTTTGGTTATAGAGGATGTATCGACAACTTCATCAATTATATTATCAATAATTGACTTGACTATCATATTCTGTGTTATAACTGGAGTTGTCATAATACACCTTTTGTTAGGAATCTTTTTATAAAATCAATTTTATAAAAGTTAAACAGGGAGTGTGGCTAATACCACTTAAAAAACTTACAATATGATTTATCACATGTATAAAAATATCTACCAGTATTTGGTGATTCTTTTGTAACTATCTTTACGTTCGCATAATTGCCACAATAACATTTTTCTTTTGGCCTTTTTTCATCCTCGATATTTAGATGCAAACACTGATAGTTGCAAAAACCACCTTTACTTCTAGTTGTCAATGGTTCATCACAGTATTTACAAAGTCGCTGTTGCGGTATAACCAATTGCTGTTGAGTTCGCAAGAAGTTATTAGAACAGTTCATATCACATAACCCGTCTCGTTGATACTTTCGTCTTCGGTCAATCAATGCAGAATCACATTGTTTACATTTTCCTCTAATCATTTGACTATATAATTTCTCACTTACATTCTGAACACATTTTGACCCCACCGCAAAGATTCTACCAGTCTTCTTGTTTTGTAGGTAATAATCACAACCTATATTTTTTGTGCATATACAGAATCCTCTTACTTCCCCACCATTATAACTATTCATGTTTTTACTTGTAATCCATTCATCTTCATCGAATATACTTCCGGTCTCTAATTCTAAAACGTATTTTAATTCTGTTAATTTATTTGACGACTGTTTAGGGGCATCTTCCCTTCGATAACATACACCATTAAATGGTATTATTATATCATTAATATGTAAACAGATACCTCCATTTTGTTTTGTTGCTACAAACTTTTTCCATTATTATTATTTTTCTTTCAATATATAATTATAAAATCAATTTTATAAAATTAAACTAGAATGTGACTAAGATGATATCTGAGCGGGTTGTGCGGGTTGAGCGTGTTCGGGTCATGTTTTACCTAGGGCTATGTTTTATTATCACGAATAATAAATAATTATTTATTTTGTATTTATTATTATTGTCTGGAGTGCATATATACCCGCTCAACCCGCTCACCCGCTATTATTACTTATTATTATTATTATATATATAATAAATAGATAGAAACACAGTATGAAATACACAAAACATACATTAAAAATAAATGAGCGGGTTCCGAGCGGGTATAGAAATCATAAATCAACCCGCTATTCACATTGAGTATTACACACATCATCCAGTCCCAGATGTGTCCTTGTCTCACTATTGAAACTCCAACCTTTCAACCGTTTCTCACCTATATTAAGAACCTTATCCATACCTTTCAGTCTCATGTTAGCCAACCTACAAGCGAATTGTGCCGAACTACAATCATATTTAATCCCAGTATATACACACCAACATTGCAAACTTACGTATAATTCCTGAGTAGTCTCTATATGTAAAACTGCAGACATATGTTCTTTCAAGTAGTCTGTCACAAACAACTTCAACGGAGGAATTGCTAATGCTTTTAGTTCCTTGTGGTAATCACTTTCAGGCATCTTGCATTTCAATATTTCTTTAGGATTCTCTAAAGTTTTGAAATATTCATAGATTGTTTTTACAACATTTACATCATCTAAATATTCATAATACGTATTAAAATAAGTCGTGTTAGCAATTAGTTCATTACTACAATGGATAAAGAATTTACGTCTGTCGCTTTCTGTGGTAGTCATAGGTTCATTTCCGTAGGCATCTGGATTCGAGAACGATATGAACTTATGATAAGAACGAACTGGGAAACGTGATTTACCCTTATCATTGATATGAATGAAAGGTTCTGTGATTAATCCCTTTATTTTGCCTTCACAACCACCCATCTCTTTCTTACTAATCTCATCAAGACATACAATATATCCGTTGAGCATCATAGCATTAAATTCACCCCAAACCTCTTTGGACGGTTCTCTACTTTCCAACATCTTCGAACCTCCAAGCATATTGGAAAGTAATCTTATAATACTACCTTTCCCAGCCCCTTCATCAGATACAAACACCGGCATACATAACTTGGTGGAAGGAAACTGAATACACATTGCTAACCACTTAATAAGATAATTATAGCACTCTTCGTCGTTGTTACACATAATTTTTATATGATTGAGTAGAAAGTCTCTAGCAACAATGTTCGGTTTATATTCAGTTACTAACTCCATGGCAAATGGTCTCCATGAATTATAAATATCAGGAGGACAAACTTGGTCTGGTGGAACAATCATAATATCACGTTTGTGGTTTATATATCCATCTTTCAACCAAGTCTGTATAAATGACTTGCGTTTAATTTTACCGTCTACTGTTACCTCATAATTCATATGTTCATATGCGGTTGATAGATGTTGCTTACTCATGTTAATATCTTTATCAGGTTCTGTTTTGATGAAACAACCTATGTTAACAATTTTTGTGTGATTTCCATCGAATTTAAGTTTCATTACTTCGTATGATTTTTCCTCCTTTGGTTGTGGCGGAACATGCTCATAATCCTCAGGAACGTTGAGAGTAGTGTCGTGCTGTTTAAAATCTAACTTCATCTGAAGAGACGGAAAATTAGTTTCGATAATAGTCTCCATCTCTTCCAAAAGTGGTCTCTGATTATATAGGTCACCGTATACCATAAGACCGTCGAACATATAAGCATAAACTTTGATATCTTTTTCAGCACATACATTGCTCATAAATTCTAAAATACTGTTTTCAGTAACACACATAATTCTGTTGATAATGGAACCTTCAATATTTTGAAGAATGTGATTCGGCACTGTGTCTACAATATACTTAAAATCGGGAACAAGAGCAATAGCCTTTTGAATCTCTTTCATCTCTTTATCGAAATGAATGAAGTCACTTGAAGCAATTTTGTAGTTACGTTTCGAGTTATTAATCGAAGCAAGGTATCTCATTTTACCATTCTCTATCTGACTAGTATAGTAATCTCTCTTTTCACAGTAGGAAGTTAGATAAGGACAATTTATGTCGTGAAGTTTACACAGATATTTTAAGATGGTTGGATGTGCGTTACACATATCGATATCCGTAGTATGTCTTGAAAGTAGACCTCTTATATTTTTAGGCATACCTTGGATTGACCCACCACAAAACAATCGTCCAATCTTTCCAGTTTCACTATGGGAATAAACTCTTCTCATGTCACCGTTAGTTTTTAGCATAGGCATAGCCCAACGTTTAAGTTGGTTAAATTTATTAATACGTTCTTCTTTATTTTTACCGACATTTTCGTTTCCACCACAAAACGTGATGAAATCATCGTATTTCAAATCGTTCAGAAAATGGATAGTTCTAATATCGCATTTTTCATGTATCTCGGACATATTGTTTTATTATACAAAAGATAATAAATAAAAACAATTTTATTTATTATGAAATAAAATTGTTTAAATATTTCTTTTGTATAATAAAAGTGTAAAAAATAGCCAACGCAAGAAGAATTAAAAATACGACGTCAGTTATCCTACCAAAATACGAAGGAAGCATTTCACGAATACTATATAAATAACCGTGAGAAACGTATTGAATCATGTAGGTTATATCGAGAAGCAAATCCTGATTATAATAAAGAATATCAGAAAGCAAACAAAGAAAAATACGTCTTAACCAAGTGGGTTATCGTGAAGCGAGAAAAGAAGCCGTAGTTGATTTATAAAACATAGTTTGATTTATAATTTATTATTATATATACCCGCCCTCCCCTCCTCGCTAACACACCTAGTGTATCAGTTACACTATTTACCCTTTATCTTTTTAAACTTTTTAATTAAATTAATCCTGACTTCAATCAAGGCTAAGCGTCTCTCAATCTCGTCTTTCTCTAAAGTTGATATCAAAACAACCCAATCACTCCAGTCTTCATCCTCATCAACCTCAACCCACTCATTAATATTCGTTGTTATGTTGTTTGACATAATAACAATTTTCTCTCTAAAACCAACCTGAATAATCAATTTTACTATCTCCCTCCTCTATCAATATCCTCGTTTGAACCACGACCGGCAAGATTGATTTCACCTAAACTGTAAGGTGTGTCTTTTAGTCGAGCGAGAACCCAGAATCTCTCAAGTGTAAAAACTTGGTTAAATGCTGGTTCATATAATTTTGGTGTATTTTTTAATTCATGTATAACTTTATTAAATGCAATAGTCTGGACATCAGGTGAAGTTATCTTTAGAGCATTACATATCTGCACATAAATTTCTCTATCTTCTTTTAATGAATTAGTTCCGTCAATACCCTGTAGTTTAGAAATAATTTTACGATAAACTCCATAAATTAATAGTTGTATCATTTCATCCATAATTTTGGTGTAGTTTGTAAGTAATAATTGAGAATATCCTATGTTGAAGTTTTCATTAATGATAGTTTCATATATTATTTTTCCACTTTGAAATAAACCTAACTGTAATGTTTGGAACTTTATATTAAAAATCATTTTTGGGTCACGACTATTTTTAAAACATTTTAAAAATCCAATACACTGTAGTATTTGAGAATCTATAATTTCAACTTTCCCCCCAACCCCCACGCATAACCGCCCTCATCCCTTTGACATTACTGTCGATATTCGTTGTTATGTTTTTGTAGGACATAATAACAATTTTCTCTCTCAAAATCAACCAGAAAAATCAATTTTATTTCTTTTCAAAATTCAAAGACTGGAAGTCTTCCAAAAACTCAGCAAAAATCTCGGTTGGCAACTCCCCTACCAACTGTTTGAGTTTGATTATGTGCCATAGGTTTGAACCATACTTTTCGATTACGTCTCTGTTAATATTGTATCTCAGTTTAGCCAGATTCGTATTCTTGACTTTTCTGGCCTCGATGACATTATCGTGGTATGAACGGCTCATATATAACCTGCTATACTCGGTTCGAAAATCTTTATCCCATCTAGATTGTTTTTCATTCATTTTATATATGTCAATATAAAATTTTAATCAATAAAAATTAGAACCGCTTCCGTAAGTTTTTCCTGTTTCTTCTTCAATCGATACTGTTTTTTTTTGCTAATATATGCTCCCTGTTATCTAAACGATACTGGGCCTGTTGTGCTGATATACGCTCTTTGTTATCTAACCAATGCTGTGCCTTACAGGATGCTATACTCTCTTTGTTATCTAAATAATACTGTGCTCTACTCTCTTTGTTATCTAAATAATACTGTGCTATACTCTCTTTGTTATCTAACCTATACTGAATATTATATGTTAATACACGCTCTTTTCTATCTTCAACTGATACATATGCGTTATTACAATTCATATCTCTATTCTTATCAATATACTTTTGTTCTTCAATCGCAAGATGAACCCTACTCTCGCATGGGAAAACTTTGATAATCTTCATTTCCCAATTATCCCACCCCCCGTTATCACGTATAACTTTGTAAAGATTTACATTGTAACTTTTTGAATTCTGATTATTACAGTTACCTTTATGACTACTTTTTCTACCAGTGAAAGATATAGTCGAACCAAAGTAAGTAAAAGTTACCGTCGGGTCTTTACATTTTATCGAATATATAACTGCGTTATTAGTATTATATTTATTTGTCATTTATTATATTATAATATATTTTTTAATATTATAATCAATTTTAATTTTCTAATAAAAGAACGTAACTTCCTTCTGTTTTCTCTTCTCGTCCCGTTTAGCCTGTATCTTTGGTTTCAATACCGCGTGATAGTAAGCCCTCATAGATGCTTTGCGGTCTTCTTGTGTTCGTTTTAGATACTGGATATCGGCATTAGACGGCATTTTTATTATATAATAATATTTTTTTTAATCAATAAAAATCAAAATTGGTTCCGTAGATTCCTTCTTCTTCAATCTATATCGGGTTTGGTATTCTGATATTTTTTGTTTATTTCTCTCTCTATAATTGATGTGGTAGGTTTGTCTATATTCAATATCCTCCGTAGATTGTGATAGTTTCTGTTTAATTCTATATTCACGTTGGTATTCCACTAAATGTTCTTTATGAAGTATTTTATAGTTTGCTTGGTAGACTGGTATATATAACCTCGCCCTCTCTATCTTTTCAAGGGCTTCATTGTGCTTTCTTATCATGTAAAGCCGATGACGTTCTAAGATTATATCCGACTGTATTATATAATTTAGTGGCATTTTTATATAATATAATATAATAATTTAATCTTTTAGAATATAATCCTGCTGCATATCAACGGAATGACCCATAGCCTTCGCAACCTCTTGTTGTTTAGTAAGCGTATCACCAAACATATGAGTAATGTAAATATGACGAAGCATCGAACTGGAGATGTTAAGAGGTTTGAAAATACTCTGTAACTTTTTACTAATCTGTGAGGAAGTTTTGATAGCATCTCCAGTTGAAGTCCTTAGAAGATTGTCGCCATCGACTAATCCAAACTTCTTTATGTTCGTTTTCAAGACTGTTTTCAACGCATCGTTAGCAGTAAACTCCTCTTCCCCAGTAACCTTCGCGGTCTTATAAACACGGTATGTTAGCAATCCAGTTTTCGGATTGTAGAAATTAGATGCTACCGTCTCGTTTGCTTTCGTTTTCGCATCCCCAATAACTAAAATATTGTCAAGATTTCTACGCGGACTTTGTAAAACATACATCGATAATAAAACCCAATCGGTAAATAAATTCATATCTGTCATATTCTTAGAATCTGGTTTCTGAGCCTTTACTTTAGCCTCTAATTTGTTATAAACATCCATGACTTCCTCGAACGGCATCCAATTATCATCTTGTTTCTGAGTTTTGGTGTTGGCAGGTATCAACTTTACCGTTTCAACAATCTCCACTAACTTGGCTCGATAATATTCGAGTAACTTTTTAGTCTTGTCACTACCAGTTTTGCTTAAAATGGAAACGATAGCCGTGTAGGCTGATTTGCGACTGTGAATATTCTCGGTTGTATTACTAATTCTTTCGTCGATCTCCGTTTTCTTCTTCAGGAAGTCTAAATTATTATAGCCCTTTCGGTCATTTAACATAGCCAGCTTCGAGACATACAATTTAGCGGAAGATAAACCCAAGCCTGTTTCAACCAAAGTTTCAATTAATGATGTCATAAATTTCGTATTAGGAATCATTGTTTATATTATGAACATATTATTTTAAAATTAAATATTTTTTAAAATAGAACGCTTAATCTTTATTTCCGTAATTCTATAATCTCATTTTTCAATTCATCAATCTGTTTCTGTAGTTGTTTGATACTTTGTAACATTAGAATACTAATCTTATCATAATGGATTCCATATATTCCATCATTATTTTGAAAAACCAATTCTGGTAAAACTTCTTTCACTTCTTGTGCTATCATACCGATTTCTCTATAATCACCATATTTCTCTCTATCTTTCCATTGATATGTTTTAGGTTCTAATTTCAATAATTTTAAATGTGTTTCACTCTCATTTATAGGTTCAAAATTTTCTTTCAATCTTCTATCACTACTCAGTGCGATAAATATCCCATTAAAATTAACGACTACATTTCTGTTACCTGACCCTGCCAAACCTTGACATCTCATTTGTGCTTGAATCTCTAAACTACCCGACATTTTCGCCGAACCTTTGACATCTAATGAAAGAAGATTACGAAAAGTATATGTAGAGTTCCCACTTGTAATAACTCTACTCGCAGTTCCGCTGAATATACCGTATGCCTGAGCATCTTCTTCCAAAAATGGAGTATCAATCACATTTCCATTATTATCTTTCAATATGACTGTTAAACCAATTGCTCTATTGAAGAACCCTACACGGTTAAAAAGTAGGAAATGACTGAATGTTTGTAATGCTTTCATATCAACTTCCATAAACTCGCCTAAATTATCAACTGCTGTATGAGCAAAAGAGGCAAGATTCTCATCAATTAAGTTAGAACCAGCAAAAATACCGAGTTGTGAAGACATCGCTACCGTCCAAGTAGAATTATTAAGTTGAAGTCCATTTGTTCCAAAAACTCGTATTTCACTTAAGTTAAAACCCGCAAGTATATTTGTCACTCGTTGAAAACGGATATATCTTGCCTGTAATGTATTGTTAATTGAATTAGTTGAACCGACCGCTAAAGTATTTGATATTTTCGCCGAACCAACTACATCTAATCTTGCCGATGGATTCTCCGTCCCAATACCTACATTACCCGAATCATATTTAATAGTCATAAATGTTTGACCAGAGAACCACTTTGCGAATTTAAAATCAACATTGTTTGTTTGAAAATAATTAGGGTGGAATCTGTAATTACCCAGTTGAGCAATTCCGTCTGCTTGTAAAGCACCACTTACTTGTAAATCACCACTTACTGTCCCGCCAGTCTTATCCAGTTTTAAGGCGTCACGTGCTATACTTGCGTCATTAATAGTAAGAAGACTACCCGCGAACTCTCCAAAACCTGTTAAAATCTCCGTATTGTTAGTATTGTAAGCAGTTTGACTAACAAAACGCGTATCCAGCGTTTGATTCTTATAGTTTATTTCTGCGGGGTTAGTTACTGTTAAAGATGATTCTGCTATAATAGAACCATTCCCACTACGTAAAACTAAATTCCTATTGTTTCGTGTGCTGATTCTATTAAAAGTGTCTTCTATGGCAAAATCAAAAATATTATTTGTGCTGTCGGTTGTAGTAGAATTTTGAAATTGAAACCAACTGTCTTTAGTATTAAATAATGGTTTCAATCTAACCGTGTTTGAAGATGAATTCACAAAATTACTTGTTATAACTAATTGACTCGTTGTCAATTCTCCCGTAATAGTTGCGTGTCCTGTCTGGGTATTGAACATAAATCTGTCTGTGTCCGTATGGTCCCGTATCCTAAAAATTTTACTATTCATAGATTGTAATACTAACTCATTTGACGCCCCAATACCAATGGTTTTAAATTTCCAATCTCTCGTCGTATCAAAATATAATAAATCTTTGTTCTCACCACCACCCCCAACAGTTATAGTTCCATTGACTGCTAAATTGCCCGTAATCGACCCGCCAGTCTTATCCAATTTTAAAGCGTCTCCATCAATTCGTAGATTATTATTTGCTCCTATTGAAAATATAGCGTCATTTAAATTTGTAGTATTCGTTCCAATTAATGCCAAAACTTCATTCGCAAAATTTGGTCTATTATCTAAAGCGGTCGCTAACTCCCGTAACGTATCCAATGCTATTGGAGCGTCATCAACCAACCCAGTTATAGCGTTAGTGACATCTGTTATAGTAACTTTCGTATTTAATGATGATTGTATTGCCGTATTATTATTAGCGTAATCTGTTTGATTGACAAATCTTGTATCGAGTGTTTCCGTCTTATAAAAAAGTTCATTCCCAAAAGTAGTCTCACATGCAATAGTCAATGATTGTGGAATCTCATTCTCACTCGCATCTAATAAGAGAACGTCGTTTATTGTAGTTAAATTCTGTATCTTTCCAACAATAGTATTTTTGAAGAACATATTACCCACATTTGTAATATCGCTATCGAGTAGGTTTAAATTATAAGCACTTGCGCTTGAGCCAGGCCCTTGCCCAAGCCTAACATTGCCAGTATTACCGACTCTTTGAATTAGACTGCTTGTTTCATTCGCGAGATCACTGACATTTGCTACAGTATCTGAAAGATCTGAAAGAGTGTCTGCTAAATTAGAACCCTGTAAAACACCAACGGCTGTGGTTAATGCTGTGATGGCAGTTGTATTAGTTGCGACTTGTAGTGCTAAAATACCGATTGTCAGACTATTGCCGACCCCGAATATAGTTCCTACGAGCCCTAAGACTGGATTACCGTCACTATCTTGTGTCGTGCTATTGAGTTCGTCTTGTAAATCTTGCTGTAATTGCTGTAACGCAGAAACCGATGATTGTAATGAGTTGAGAGTTAATAAATTACTTTGTAAAATATTATTGAGGTTACCTTGTGTTGTGATGACATTATCGACCTCTATATTTCCGTTTGAATTCACCGTAAAAATGGTATCTACAATCCCAGATGATGCGATGTAGTTGAATATGGTTTTACCAGTCGTTGATGTTATCTGCCATCTGCTTGTCGTATCTATTGTATCATTAAGAACAATACTTGAATTTGGTTTAATTAATGTGAATGCTCCCACATTTCCATTGTATCGAATAGCATTCGTTTCTACCCCATTATCAATAGTCCCAATCAATAGGTTGCTATCTCCTTCCGTGTATCTTAAGAAGGCGTTGCTTGTGTTTGCTTTCAGTTCAGTGATGTCGTTAGAAATTTCCGTAATAAATTCACCACCAGTAATAACATCATCTATTGCTTGTAGTTCTAAATCTATGTTATCCAGTCTAAAATCAATTGCTAAATCTGAAAAAATTCGTTCAGATCGCTCTGTTGTTATTCTGCCGTTTATCAAAGTGTCTTCATCACCCCTTGATTTCGCTTCTGCTATTAGTCTACTATCAATCAGAGTGTCCTCATCACTTCTTGATTTGGATTCTGCTATTATTCTATTATCGAGTGATATGTCCTCATCACTTCTTGATTTGGCTTCTGCTATTATTCTATTATCGAGTTCTATGTCTTCATCACTTCTTGCCTTTGATTCAGCCGTGATTCTATCACCGAGTTCTATGTCTTCATCCTGTCTTGATTTCTCCTCAGAGTTAATTCTATCACCGAGTTCTATGTCGGCCTCATCTCGTATTTGAATTTCAGTATCTAAGTTGATTCTTAGTTCAACTATAGACTTCTGTAAATCCTCAGTTTCGTCTATCACTCCAAGCATACTTAGAACGGAAGAATTATTATATAAGTCCATGTTTTATTATACGGAAAGATATTTTTTAATCTTATTAATTAAAAGATAGGAAATATATCTACAATTTTCCTAAAAATATATGAAATTAATCAATAATGATGAATGTATTGATTAATCTATCTCTAATCTAACCTATTTAGAGGTTAATAGGACATAAATATTAATATTTATGATGGATAAGGGGTTAAATATGTTAGATTAGAGATATATTTAAGGTATTATCTATATATTGGTCTAATATTGCTCTAATCTAATCCCTTATTCTTGTTTCACCTTGGTTTCCAACAAGTTCATAGCATCTTCTTCAAGAACTGGGAAGTTCCGTCTCATAGGGAATGCCTCTCGTAGTCGGTCGGTTGTGGCAGGAGTTCGCTTAGTCATATTTTTAGCCTTCACTGGGGTTTCAAAAAAAGCACTCTCGGCTACAGGCACATCATCAGACTGTTTTCTGAGTCTCTCTTCTCTTAACTGAATATCCTTAAAGCGATTGAATTCATACTCAAGTTCTCTATTACCAAACGGCTGACTACGGTCTGTAAAATTCGCAGGTATGTTTATGGTTGGTTGGATGATTCTTTTTATGATTGGTTGCTGAAGAGTCTTAGGCACGTTATTAACCCGAGGTTTTCTTTTACGGACACCAACATTTTTAGGTAAATTGACCACGACATTAACCTTCTGGTTTTGTAACTGCGTGTTCCGTTGTAATTGAATATTAGATTGTTTTTTGGTTTCTTGACACGTTGTAATTTATTTACTTTTGGTGGCATGGTTATTTATTATAGTAACTAAAATATTTTATTATTATATTGTTATAATAAAGACAATGAAGATAGACGAAATATCTACATCAAAGACTATTATTAAACACTCAAAAAGTGTAATAGACGATAAACTAAATGTTCCGGACGACTGTCCTATGCCTAATAAGTGTAGCGTGATTGTAGTATCAGGTGCTATGGGTAGTGGGAAGTCAGCCTTCTTGAGTAGTATGTTTTGTTCAAAAGGTAACGGAAGAATTTACAACAACACCTTTGAACATATACACTACGTAACCCCTCTTGAGACATTTGAAAGTGAAGAGAATCATCCTTTCAAGGACCACAATAAAAGTAGGTTACATCACGAACTTACTACTGGTATTCTCAATCAGATTGCCGAGGATGCTATTGAAATTAAACACGAAAAAGGAAACACTGCATTAATAATCGATGATTTTAGTGAAAACCTAAAAGATAAAAAAATTGAAAATGCTTTGAGACGTCTCATACACAAACACAGGCATATGAAATTATTAATATGTATTTCGCTTCTGACACTAAAATCGTTACCCAGATCATTGAGAACCCTAATTGATTGCTACGTTATATTCAAACCAAAATCACTCATAGAAATACAGGTGTTTGCGGAAGAAGTATTCAGTCTATCAAAACCAGATTTGAAGTCCTTGTTTGATTACGTATTTGACAAGCAATATAACTTCTTATTATACGACCAACGATTAAATTTATATCACAAGAATTTCAATCTTTTGAGATTAAATGAAGAATAAAAATAATGTGATGCGAGGACTATGTTTGCGAGACCCCTAATAATTGTCGCAAATTGGTAAATTATAGTATATATGTATTTTGCCAATTTGCGACACTTTATTTGTGCGTATTTACAAGACCATATTTTTATACATTACGGTAAATCGTCACTTGAATCACTTAAGGATTCTATCGTGTCTCGAAGTGTTTTGTTCTGGGATAACATTGGTTTTCCAAACAGGTTATCCGTAAATTTCCTTTTGTTTTTAAGAACAAGACTCGCATCCGTTATAGTCATGTATTTCTGATACACTTCATTAAGGTATTCAACTCCGTTGGAATCCCTATGTTTTCTGTCTAAACTCAATTCACGATAAATGGATATTGCGAGATTGTAATACTGTGATTGGGAGAGTAGTGTTTGTTCTAACTTCGATTCAATATTATAGAACATTTGAACTGAGCCTATAATACCTACTACTAACGAGGCTAAACAAGATACCCCCTGAAATTAAATGCTGGTCCCAGTATCGATTCACACCAACGGACCAGACCGAGTTCATGGCTGATAAAATAATCACTGGTAGTCGATATCGGGCGAGACTACTTTTTAGTTTAAGATACTCTTTCTTATTCTGCCGACTCATGTATAGACAATTTTCTCGAACTGATTCGCAGATGCTCTCTTGGTCTTTATTCCAGACTATTTCGTTTGACATTTTTATAATATGTAATTATAAAATTAAAAGTTATGTATTTATTTCGTAACACTTACCTCCCCGGTAGCAACGTTGACCTCAACGATTAAAATCAAAACAAAACAAAGTTGTCATTAATCAATGCTACAGTTGGGGTTGTACTAGCATCTGAAAATCCATGCAATTCCATTTGGAGAAATGAGTTTCCAGATACGGTAGAAAGTCCCGATATCAACCCATTAGGCATACTACCGTATCCACCTGTTTCGAACCCGTATCCTATCGCATAGGAACCAGTTAGAGTTGGAGTATTTGCATTGTACTGGGCCTGGTTAAAAACGCAGTCAAACATTGGGTTATTGGCACCATCGACACTTTTTAGCAATTCATAGAACGATTCTCCGGTTTTAGGAACATGCTTGTTTCCTGTCTTAATTTTTAAGGACGGGTATAGAATACCATTAATGTTGTAAACGTAGT